AGTAAGAGTGTATAATATTCTCTCTATTAGAGCACCATTCTAAATTGTCAACTCTATTGTCAGATTTAACACCGTTTATATGGTTTACTTGTGGCTTGTTAAGTTTATTATCAATAAAATGAATAGCAACTAGTCTATGAACTTTTACATCTTTTCTAATCCCCTTATTGTACAATGCGGCTGCGTTATACCCTTTTCCGTTGTCTCTGAATTTTAAAAAGCATTTACTTTTAATACTTTTAACTCGACCTATACTACTAATCTCGTAAAGTCCTTCATATCCTTTTATTTCTTTCCAAATTTCCATAAAATAAAAAACCGCTTGATCAAGTGGTGGTAGACACTATCACAAACGGATTTAATATAGTTTCTTAATTCAGCTACCACACTGAGGCGGCAATGTACTAAAAATTTTCGGTTATCCTACATATTTGACCATCTTTTTTATGATGAATAAAAGCTTCTACCGCTACAGGAGCGTGCTGATAGCCATTTCTGTGATGCCAAGAATCTGCTCCACTAGGACTTCTTAATGTCTCAAGAGTAATACCTGGGAAATCTTTTGCTATTTTATGATGAACGTGATGACCGTATACATATCTTCTAGTTGTAGAATCCCACATTTTACTTTCTTGAGCTACTAGCACAGGTAATAAGTCCATTTTAGCTCCATCCATATGTGTAGTACATATTAAGTTATCGTGGTATCTAGTGTATTTCCTGTGGCTCATATTGCAGTCAAACTCCACATCTTTAGACCTATGAAACCAAGAGCTAACAGAGTCAAGTAGCATGAACCCAGACATGAAATCATGATTAGAAGGATTGAATACAACCTCTACAGGCGCAACCTGCATTAGTAATTCAATAACATCTACTAGTAGTTTTTTAGCCATCATAAAAGAATCATACCACATTTTGTCTGTGTCTTGCTTCGTTCCGCTTGTTGTAGTGTTACTGGGTGAGTCCACATGAAGTATATCATTTCCAGCTACAAAGATGACTTTGTCAAATTTAAATCCTTTTGTTTTATTAAGGATTCCTTTTAATCCACTCATAACCCTGTTAACTGCTATTTGAGAATTATAATCCTCACCAGTTTCAAAAGAAGAAGCTATTTTACCTATGTGAATATCAGCAGGATCAAAAACTAAGCAATGAGACTCTTCAGCTGCCTTGTATTTTATTTTAGGGTACTTAGGTGTATAAGATTTCATTTCTTCAATTAAAGAATCTCTAACCTTAAAATAGTTATGCTCCTCTATTTCTCCTTCTTTAACCTTTTTAGGAGCGTATTGAACCCATTGTAAACCGCTAGTCTTTTGAGTACTTACCTTTATTACTTCAAAGTTATCAGGAACTTCTATAGGTTTACTTTGTATTACTTCACCGTCTTTGTTTAGTTTCTTTATTGTTTCTACAAACTTTCTTTTATTAGGTGTTGTTCTTTGTTTGTATATCTCATCAGATTGTTCTTGAGTTATGGTGTATCTACTGGTAGTTCTTCTTGGTTCGCTTTCCTTAACTTCTAAACCTAGGTATTCAGCTTCAGACTTATTTAGTCTACACCTTACTTTATTGCTCATTTACTCGTAGTTTTCTCAAATATATAAATAAAATCGGTCAACAAAAAAAAGAGGACTAAATGTCCTCCTTGTAATTTTTTAAATTTACTCTAAAAGTAGATCTTTTACCTTCAGTTCTTTTGTTTATAATTCTACCGTTATCTCCAAAATCAATAACTTCATCGTACCTAGAGAAAGCCATTATTTCCTGCTTTAGCTTTTCTTTTACCTTTGTGAGTCTAGATATCTCATCGGTACACACTTTATATTCTACTGCTTTATCCCATTCATCTCCGTCTCCTTTTCGAAATGTGTCTTCATAAGAGTTTTTATACTTGTCTTTGTAAAACTCTAAATAAGCCTCATTACCACTAGGTTCAGGTTCTAATTGAGTAATCTGTTGATCAATCTCTAACTCTGTTCCATCGGAGCTTAAAATGTCTCTAGCTTGAGTTACACGATTCCAGAAGATATAAGACTCTTGGACTATCTGCTGACACAATTCTAAATCCATCTCTAGAGGAAGAACATTAAAATCTACTCCTGCTACTAAGTAAGCTATCTCTGAATATGTAATACCAAGAACGATCATCTGAAGGTTTGTCTGACATACGTATCTGTGAGGGATACCTAGTTCGTACTTTTCTGATGCGAATTGTGATACCATTTTTATTTCAAGAGCTGCATCTGATTCTATAACTTCTCCTGTAAAAGGAGATACTTGCCCTCCTGGAATTAAGAAGTCTAAAGATGCTGAAATATGAGGGTAGTTAATATTAATAGCGTAACAAGGGATAGGGACTTTATTTCTAATTTTCTTTCCTGCCGTCCAGTTATCAACCCAACCTTCTTCAGTACCATCCGAAAACTCCCATAGGTCAGATATTCTCTCTTCAAAATGAAGCCCATTAACAGTAAACTTACTAGCGAAAGGAGGGATTGTGTAATCTACCTTACTTCTAAAAAGCTTAACAGGATCACCATATTCATCTAAACCAATTAAGGTTGCTATTTCTGATGAACCAATAGTGTTACGTCTAAAAGTATACCAGTCTTCATTTCTTTTACCGTCTTCTGTGAATTGTGGTATAAAAAAACCATACACTTCTTCTTTAATTTGTTTTGCATACTTAGCATATTCTTCTAAATGTGCTAGTTCGTCAGGGAGTTTACACCCTAACTTATCTGTGCTTAAATCTATCATAAAACTTTTAATTGAGTTCCTAATTCTTTTACATAAGGTGACACTATTCGTGTAAACACCCAATCATCTACTTTAATCTCTATTGCTTTATCATAAGGATGAAAGTTATCAACATACTTAAACATATTTACACAATTCTTAGGAAGAACTATTAACTCTCCTAATAAGCGTTTAGTATTAAATAGGAATGATAACTCCGTCTCTTTGATAAATCTCTTATTTGCTATTACGAAGTGTGTCATATTTAAAAATACGGGCTTCACCTTCTCCCGTTATAAAATGTTATAGGCTTCTTTATAATACTGATAACCAGCTAGTTAGAACGGTAAATCTGAGTTATCATCTTCTTCCTCTACTTGAGGTGTAGGAGCTGGTGCGTCCATGTGACTATCTAAATCTGATGTTGCTTGTTCGAAAGATACTCTAGGTTGTGCTCCTGAGTTACACTGAGGGTTACACATTTCCTTTAATTTATCTAATAGCTTATTGTACTTACGTTTGATTACTTGACCTGTATCAGGATCTTTAATCTCTGTAGTTAAAGCTTTCTGCTCGTCAATAGATAAAGCCCAGTCAGATCTTTCTTCTCCGTTAAGTCTAGTACCTACTCTTTTGTAAGATCTGTCATCTTTAGTTGTAGTGTAGAAGCTTAAATCTATTAAATCAACCTTCTCAGCTCCTGCTAATGTGTTAATGATAGATCTACATAAAGCAGAACCAGTAGAAATCTCAACAGCGTAAACTGCATCATCTACAATCTCTAGTTGTAACATCTCTTTGTCACCATACTTTTCAGAAGTTTGAGTTCTGAATTTAAAAGACTTAAGCTGTCCGCTAATCTTTTTCCACTCTCCTTCTGTTGTCCAATTACCGTCAACTTTGACGTTCTTAGTTAAATAAGGATAAGCGTCTTCTTGTCTCATTCCTTTTAGCTTCAAATATACTTTAGAAGCTTCATTTCCGTTGGATAATCCCATAACGATATATATTAATTTAATTGATTACTTGTTTAATAAGGAGTGTCGTCTTCTTCCTCCTCTATTGATGGTCTGCTTCCTCGAAGTGTGTTACCTTGATTATAATTGTGTACTGCTTGTTGTTCCTCGTTTTCTTCAAATGTGTCGTATACGTGTTCGGATATATTTGGCTCTATAGGTTCTTCTGGAATTTCCTGCCCTAAGATATTAACTTTAGCCCAATTATACAAGGGGTTAACGTCATTTTCGTCCCAAAAACCTAAGAAATTTTTATATCTCTTATATATTAATTTTACAGGGGAATCAACAGGTGTTTGATCACCTCCAGAATATTTTTTCTTGATTTTATCCACGTGAACCAATGTTACATTTTTCATCTCCTCATGCTTGGTGTAGCGATGAGGTAAAAGCATGTCGTCTACTTTCGCCCACCATTTACCTGCTCCTTCAAGTCCAGAGGCTTTTATAGGAGCTGAGTGACCTTTGAAATCCCCTGATTGATGCACATTTCTCATACCGTCTTTTGCAGGGTGCATATTTACAAATAGTGTCACCTTCCTTGATTTACTCCATTTCTTAAATTTATCAGCTACTGCGTAGTGATATTCATGGGAGGAGAGCTTACGATCAATCTCTGAGAAGTCCATTTTAGTAACGGCATTATATGGATCTATAATAAATGTGTCAATCTTTTCCTTAGATAGAATATCATCACATATATCTAAAAGATCTTTGTAAGATAAATCATCATCT